TCACCCAATGAACCCAACCACCCCCTCCCCAACCCAATCATTCACCCCCATCAACCGCCCCTGTATCACCCCCAACTCATTCTCCACCCAAACCTCAGTAGCCTCCTTAATCGACCCAAATCCCCCGGCATTCTGCGGCACAATCCCCATTAACTGCGGCGGTATCCGGAGGCTAGCCAGCACATCATCCCGCGTCTGATTCTTGATCGAGTTGAATTCGTCCTTCGCCGCAACCTCACTGACCGGTATCAGCTGCAACCCATCCTTCTTGCCATTTGGCGAGTACACAAACAGGTTCCGGAAATTCCCTGGGCCCTTAGCGTTCTTCAGTGCGTTACGCAGTGCATCGATATCAGCTTCGTTCTGCGCGGGATCTGTCAGATACAAGATAAAACCAGCGTGGCTGCCGTTTTCGTAGTATTTGCGGCGAAACAGCGTTGAAGCCTCATTGAGCAGCGCCGATTGCAGGGCGCAGATCCACTCGGGCACGCCATAGACCTCCTGGTGCAGGTCGGCTTCGCGCAGGTGGAAGATGGTGCCCGGTTCAAACTCGTGCACCTGGTTCCAGCCTTGGGCCATGAAGTAGCGGCCGTCTCGGCCTACGCGCATGTACTTCGCTAGGGGCGGTACCAGTTCGCGGGTTTTGCCGAGCATTGAACGGCGGGTTTCCAGGTAAGCGTTGCCCAGGCACAGGTAGTCCAGGGCGAACTGTTCGAAGGCGGCGCGGGATAGCAGCGGATGCGGGATGAATGATTTGCTCAGCATGTTGCGCTTGAACATCAGCCCAGAATGCAGATGCACGCTGGAGCGGACTGAGCGTGCCAGGCCGTCTAGGGCCAGCGGTGGTTCGTACCAGCGGCCGTTAAACCCGCACTCCAGGTAGTCGAACATCTCCTGCCCAGCCAATACCGGCGTCGGTTCGCCAAAGCTGAAAACTTCAACGCCCGCAGGCTGGGCGGCGGTTTGAACGGCTTTACTCATCAATAAATCTCCATGCGTCCGGTGTTGGCAGTGGTCTGCCCTTCCAGCGGTTCGTTATGCAATGCGTGAAAGAGCGCCCACGCCAGATCGGCATGGCCGGTTTGGTCGTTACGCCCTGCGGTATAGGTGAATTGCCGACCGCCAGCGGTTACGGTCTTGCGGATGGCCATCAATGACTGAGCCATGTCGGTCCAGCCGGCGTCGAATTCCAGGCGGCCTTTGTGGATCACGTCGTAGGCCTTGAGCACCAGACGGGTTTTGACCTCGGGGGAATAGCTGAAGCTGGTTACGTTCGGGAAGAACTGGCGCACCAGCTGCGCCACGCCGCTCCCCAAGCCGGTCACGTCGATACCGATGTAGGTCACCCAAAATCGTCCACAAACAGCCTTGATCGCGGCGGCCTGCGCGGCAAAATCCATGCCCCGGAACTGATGCCGCTCCAGGATGCGAAACTTACCGCCCGGTACCAGCGGCGGCGCGACCACAACCAGCCCGGAACAGTCGCCGGTCTCGGCAGGGTCGTAACCGATCCAAACCTGCCGATCGCCAAACGAGCGCATCGCGAATGGTTTGAAATCCTCGGCCCACTCCACCCAACTATCAACCATGCACGGCTGCAGCATGCTCAGCGGGAAGATACTCGCGCCGTCGTCCACAAACTCGCACATCAGCAGGTTAGCGAAGGCCTCCGGACTGTATTCCCGACGCAGCTCTTCGATGTCGAACAAGTCACAGCCGCCCTGCTCCGCGTCGAGGATGGTGACGATCTGGCGCCACAGCCGATCCTCACAGAAACGCCCTTGCTGTAACGCGCCGTGGGACACATCGACCTTGGTGTGTTGCGCGGCCGGCTTGCCCTTGTTGAAGCGCTCGCCGGTCCAAAAGGTGTAGGCCTCGTGGGCCATGCTGGAAGGCGTAGAGAAGTAGGTTTTACGCCACTTCTTGTGCATGGCCATGCCTGAGGCAACCTTGTTTAACTCCTCAAACTTGAAGGTCCAGAAGAACTCATCAAAGTAAAAATTGCCGTGGTAGCCCTGTGCAGTCCGCGCATTCGTGCCGAGGAAAAACAGTTCTGCGCCGTTGGGCAAAACGATAGGGTCGCCAGTCAATTCGACGCCGATCACTTCACGGGCAAATGCCTGAATGTAGCCACGGAACAGATAGGCCTGATTCTTCGAAGCAGACAGGAATATCTGGTTACGCCCGGTCACCAGCGCATCAATGAACGCCTCACGGGCGAAGTAGTAGGTCGCACCGATCTGACGGCTTTTCAGGATCACGCGGGTACGTTGATTGCCCGCCCGGTACCAGTCTTTCTGATAGTCGAAACAACCATCCAGAAACGCTTCCGTCAGCTGCTCAATCTGCGCTTCGCTGATATCGTTTTTCGGGGTTTTCTTCTTCGGGCCTTCGTTACGCTTCGCCAGATTCGGGTTGAGGTCGGTTTCAGTACCACCGCTCTGGAAACGTTGGATGCGCGCTTGCCGTTCGAGCTGACGGTGCAGCAGATCGATTTCCTTGAAATCGCCGCTGGTCTTGCCATCCTTGAGAATGAGCTGCACCAGGCGGGCTTCCAAAGCACCGCCAATTCGCTCTACATTATCGGCGCGGTCCCACTCGTCACGGGCCTTCCAGCTGTGTAGTGTTTTTTCCTTCTCGCCGGTAGCCTCGGCTATCTCGCAGACGCGCCAGCCCATCCAGTACAAAAACTTGGCCTGGCGGCGGGCATCGATCGGTAATAGTTCAGTCATGTTCATGGCGGCGATGCTGCCGACATGCGCCGCTACTCTATACCCCGCCTCCTTGTAACCCTGCCCTCTACAACGTGCCTTCGTTGCCGCTTCAGCCCCCCGTCACGACCATGCACCTCATTGCCACGCATTACGCGTTCACCGCATTGAGGACCCGGCATGAAAAAATTCCGCAGCAAGTTTTTCCGCGTGGCCGTTGAAGGGGCGACCACCGATGGCCGGCGCATCGAGCGCGACTGGATTGAACAGATGGCCGCCACCTACAACCCGAGCAAATACGGCGCACGGGTGTGGTTGGAGCACATTCGCGGCACCCTGCCCGACTCGCCGTTTCGCGCCTACGGCGACATCCTGGCGGTCAAGGCTGATGACGTAGAGATCGATGGCAAGAAGGTCCGCGCCTTGTTCGCACAGATCCAGCCCACTGACGATCTGGTCAGCATGGTCAACACCCGTAAGCAAAAGCTGTTCACGAGCATCGAAGTTCGGGAGAAGTTCGCCGACTCCGGGAAGGCCTACCTGATGGGCTTGGGCGTCACCGACACTCCGGCCAGTCTAGGGACCGAAATGCTCGCCTTCTCGGCGCAAAACCCTGAAGCCAGCCCGCTCAGAGCCCGCAAACAATCGCCTGACAACTTGTTCACCCTTGCGGAAGAGACGGAGTTGATTTTCGAGGAAATCGAAGACAAACCCAGCCTCGGCGCGCAGTTGCTGAACAACATTCAAGAGCTGTTCAAAACCAAACAGAACCGCGACGACGGCGAGTTCTCCACCATGGGCAAGGCCCTGGAAGCGGTTGCTGAACACAGCAAAGAGCTGGCCGATGAGTTCGCCGCAGAGCAGCGCACCACAGCAGATCTGCGCCACCAGCTGCAGCAGCTCAACGCCGATTTCAGCGAACTGAAAACCCAGCTCGGCAACACCCAGGATCACAACCAGCAACAGCGTCCCGTTGCCTCAGGTGGCGCGCCCACCATCCTGACCGAATATTGATATCGCCCTTTTTAGCGAGAGCACTCCATGCGTAACGACACACGAAAACTATTCAGCGCCTACAGCGGCCAGGTCGCCAAGCTCAACGGTGTCGAGTCTGCCACCGCAACGTTCAACGTCGAGCCGACCATCCAGCAGCGCCTTGAAACCAAGATTCAGGAGTCCAGCGATTTCCTGAGCAGGATCAACATCATCGGCGTGGATGAACAGGAAGGCGAAAAGGTCGGGTTAGGCGTCGGCAGCACGGTAGCCAGCCGTACCGATACGGCACAGAACCCGCGTAAGCCACGCAGCATCGGCACCCTGTCTTCGGACAAGTACAAAACCGAAAAGACCGACTTCGACACCTTTGTCACCTACAAGCAACTCGACGCCTGGGCCAAGTTCCCGGACTTCCAGACGCGCCTGTCAGCAGCCATTGCCCAACGCCAGGCGCTGGACCGTATTCAGATCGGCTTCTACGGTACCGAGGCTGCGGGCCAGACCGACCGCGACAAGCATCCGCTGCTCGAAGACGTAAACATCGGGTGGATGCAGCAATACCGCACCCACGCGCCAGATCGAGTCATGAAAGACGGCAAGACTGCAGGCCGGATCAGCATCGGCAAAAAAGGCGACTTCGAAAACATCGACGCCTTGGTTTATGACTCCATCCAGCTGCTCGATCCTTGGTACCGCCGTAATCCGGGGCTGGTGGTGCTCACCGGGCGCGAGCTGGTGCATGACAAGTTCCTGGCCCTGGTGAACAAGCAGCAAGAGTCCACTGAAGTGCTGGCCAGTGACTTGATCATTGCTCAACGCCGGGTTGGCGGCCTGCCGCTGTATGAAGTGCCATACATCCCGGAAGGCGCAATGCTGATCACACCGCTGGCCAACCTGTCGCTCTATTGGCAGATCGGCGCACGCCGTCGCTACCTCAAAGAGGAGCCGGAGTGGAACCGCATCAGCAACTTTGAATCGTCCAACGAAGCCTACGTGGTCGAGGAATACGGCATGGGCTGCCTGCTGGAAAACATCAAAGCCGTTGACGCGCCAGAGCAGGAATAACCATGGTCCTCAGCCTTGCCCAAGCTCACCAGCGCCGCGTTCGTGCAGCCATGGAGTCAGCCAAGACCACGCCCCTGCAAACCATGGCCGGCGCGACCGCTTACGAGCATCAGCTTAATCAGTTGCTCCAGGACAGGCTGCGCCTCAAACAGGTGCAGTCCAACCAGGGCAAGGCTGAACTCAAGCGCCAGTTGCTGCCCGAATACATCCCTTATGTGCAAGGCGTTCTGGCCTCCGGCAAAGGTGCCCAGGATGAAGTCATGACGACGATCATGGTCTGGCGCATCGACGCTGGGGATTACGGCGGCGCGCTGGACATCGCGGATTACGTGCTTGAGCACAAGTTGCTGATGCCCGATCGCTTTGAGCGAACCACCGGATGCCTTGTTGCCGAAGAGATTGCCACGGCAGCGCTCAAGGCACAGAAAACCGGCGAGTCGTTCGACAGGCCAGTCCTGCAACGCACTCTAAAACTGACTGACGAACAAGACATGCCCGATGAGGCCCGCGCCAAGTTGTACCTGGCAACGGGCCGCGCCATGCTCGCGGGGATCGATGTCGATGAACCCGGTCAGCCTGGGCAGATTCAGGCCGGTATCGACCTACTCAAGCGCGCCATCGACCTACACAGCAGCTGCGGCGGCAAGAAGGATCTGGAATGCGCCGAACGCCTGCTGAAAAAACACACCGCGCCTTCTATCTAGAGGAACGCGGCTAACCGAGCGTCCCACGCACCCCGCCGGCTCGGGGCAAGCGGTCAACGATTTGCTGGCCCGCTTTGCCCCGACCACCGGCGACTACCGACAGAGCAAAACCCCATGAGTGGATTCATCGCCAGCGGCCCCACCGTGAGCGGCCATATCAACAGCGACGCCTTCTGGCCGTCCATCGATCTAGACGCCTTGCGCGCAGCCCAGCGCATCGACGCCAGTGTCAGCCTTGCGCGGCTCGAAACCGCCGCTATAGCAGCGACCATCAACGTCAATCGTGAGCTGGGAGCATGGCGCGTCGAACAGCAAGCCAACGGCTACCGAACGCTCACCGATGTTCCTGCCGACAAGGTGCGCAGTACATCCGAGCGCGTGCATCTGTATCTGCGTGCAGTCCACGTCGCCACCAGTGCCGAAGTCTGCGAGCGCTATCGCAACTACGACAGCACCCGAAGCGGCAAGCAAAACGCCGAAGACCTGACCCCGACCGTCGACGAATACCGCCGTGACCAGCGTTGGGCCATTCGGGACTTTCTGGGCTTGGGCCGCAGCACCGTGGAGTTGATTTGATGGCGACCGTTCTAGCGCAACAGCACGACACCGTGGACGCCATCTGCTGGCGACATTACGGGCGCACCGCAGGCGTAACCGAATCGGTGTTGCAAGCCAATCCGGGGCTGGCTGACCTTGGCCCGGTATTGCCACACGGCACCCTCGTCAGCTTGCCCGATGTACAGCCCAGCGCGCCCAACCGGCACATGGTGAACCTATGGAATTGAATGGAGCGGCGTCCTATGGCTGACCCGACATCGAGCACCATCACCGGGTTGCTGATGGGCCTGGGGCTGGCAAGTGCCGTGCCGATCATCGACGGGGACGCGCTGTTCGGCGCAGTCCTGGGAGCCTGGTTGGTGACCAGTACCAAACATGACCTCAAAGCCTGGCAGCGGATTGGCTCGCTAATGCTGTCATCAGGCGTAGGCTACCTGTTCGCTCCTACGGCGTTGCGCTTGGCCCCAGTGCTGACAAGTGGCGGCGCGGCGTTCGCCTGTGCATTGGTGGTTATCCCGCTGAGCATCAAATCCATGCTCTGGATCGAGAAAGCAGACCTGCTGGAGATCCTGCGCAGATTAAGAGGGGGTAGCTGATATGCCCCTCTTCACGTTGGTGGTCCCGATGATCACCGCTGCGGCCTATCTGCTCGGCGCGCTACGGCTGGCGTATTACTACCGAGGCCAGGCGCGGTATCGGCGCGGGGTCTCGCTGTTCGCCAGCCTGTTTGGCGCGGCGCTGAGCCTGTGCGGCCTGGAAATCCTGCTCTATCGCCCACCCGTGAGCCTTTGGCATGCGTTATCGAGTGTTCTGATGTGCCTTTTGATTTACCGATCCCAAGGCAATGTCGCGGCATTGATGAGGCCGCGCACATGACTATCCTGCGCTTTGGAAACCACTCAGACGCAGTACGTCAGCTGCAAATAAACCTCAATCGGCACGGTGCCAATCTGGTCCCTGATGGCTCGTTCGACGCCGCCACACAAAGCGCCGTCCGCGCCTACCAGCTCAAAGTAGGTTTGGTCGCCGATGGCATCGCCGGTCCCAAAACCCTCTCCACTCTTGCCGGTACAGATTGCAGCAAGCTACTCAAACATGCGGACCTGGGCGAGGCCGCCACGCGTCTTGGGGTGCCGTTGGCCACCGTCTATGCGGTCAATGAAATCGAGTCACGGGGCAGAGGCTTCCTCGACAACGGCAAGCCGGTTGTACTGTTTGAGCGGCACATCATGTACCGCCAGATAACTACCGTTGGCCATGACCAGGACAGCCCATCAGGACTAAAGCGCCACGCTGATGTGTTGGCCGCGTTGCATCCCGACATCATCAACCCGACACCTGGCGGTTATGCCGGTGGCAATAGCGAACACCAGCGCCTGACCAAGGCGCGCCGAATTGATGACAGCGCAGCGCTGGAATCCACCTCCTGGGGTGCGTTTCAGATCATGGGCTTTCACTGGCGTCGGCTTGGCCATGACAGTGTGCAAGCTTTCGTCGCGTGCATGGAAGCCAGCGAATCCCAGCAGTTCAAAGCATTCGTGACCTTCCTGCAAACAGACAACGAACTGCATGACGCCTTGAAGGCCCGCCGTTGGGCTGACTTTGCCCGCATTTACAACGGCCCTCAATACGCCTGCAATCGTTACCACCTCAGGCTCCAGCAGGCCTTTGAACGCTACAGCACATGCACTTGTGATCACGAGGCCACGCAATGACGGCTATCAGCAGCCTGCGCCAACTGGTTTATGGCCTGGCGTTGCTGGGTTCATTGGCCTTGCTGCTCTGGGCCCAGCAGCAACGCATCAAGCTGGCCGATAGCGCGACACGACACGCTATCGGGCGAGAAGCCACCGCCCAAGAAACCGCCGAGCGACACCGCCTAAGCGCGGAAACACTGCTTAACACGTTGAATGACGAGCGCCAGGCACAAACCCGCCTTCGTACCACCCAAAACCAATTGCGCCAAAGCCTGGCCAGCCGGCAACAGCAGATCGAGGAGTTGAAACGTGAAAATAAAGAACTGCAAGACTGGGCTGCTCAGCCTCTACCTGACTTGGCTCGCCGGCTGCGTCAGCGCCCCGCCCTCACCGGCGCCGATGCTTATCATCAGTGGATGTCCGGCCGTGGTGCCCTGCCAGTTGCCGGCGACACAACCGAGCAGTAACGGCGTCATGCTCGATGATCAGGACATCATTGAAAACGCCTGGGCTGAATGCGCGGCGCAGGTGGACATGGTTTATCAGTCCCAGGAGGCAGCCCCTGAATAAGCCCGACAGCCTGCGCGCTCACCTCCTGGAGTGCGTGCCTGACCTCAAGCAAAACCCCGACCGGCTGCTGATCTTCATCGACAACGGCAAAATCCGTTGCACCGCAGCCGCCAGCCTTTCGTTTGAATATGGCTACCAACTGCAGATCATCCTCACCGACTTCGCTGGTCATCCGGACAGCATCATGTTGCCCCTATTGGGCTGGGTGCGTGTTCATCAATCTGAACTGCTCACTAACCTGGACAAGTCTGCAGAAGGCATTCGCTTTGAAGCGGATGTCATCGATCAGAGCAAGGTAGACATGAGCATTACCCTGCCGCTCACTGAACGAGTGATCGTCAAAACACGTGATGACGGCAGCTTCGACCTCAAGCGCCCACCAGATCCTCAATACAGCGACTACGACCAAGCGCCAGGCAGCGGGTATCAGATTCGTGACTGACAACCTGACTGCCCTTGAAGACTGGGCTGCGCCGCTGCTCCGCCAACTGCAGCCAGACGCCCGCAACAGACTGGCCCGGACCCTCGCCCAACAACTGCGCCGCAGCCAGCAGCAACGCATCACCCGCCAGCAAAACCCCGACGGCACGCCCTACGTACCGCGCAAGCAACGCGACCTGCGCAGCAAACAGGGCCGCATCAAGCGTAAAGCAGCGATGTTCGCAAAGCTGCGCACGGCCCGCTATCTCAAGGCCAGGGGCGACGGCAACGCGATCAGCGTTGGGTTTACAGGCCGCATTGCCAGGATAGCGCGGGTTCACCAGTACGGGTTGAGGGACAGGGCCGAACCTGGGGCCAAGGACGTGGGTTACGCACGGCGGGAGATGCTGGGGTTAACGGGGCGGGAGCTGGAATTGGTGCGGGATGGCTTGCTGAAGCACTTACAAGCTTAGATTTCGTCGTCTGGATCAGGGTAAGACACTCGACCCAGTACCCATGGCTGAACGATCTCACTGTGGATGTTACGTAAAAACGAACCCCACTCCGCACGGCTGTGAGCATCAGGACCGATGATCGTCAGGAGCAGATACTCATCCCGATAGTCGTCATAGGCGTATATCAGCCAATTGTCGTTATCGGGATCGTTGAGCTTTGTCGTTCGGTAAAACTGGCTTTTGGCCCCAGCCCAGCGTGTCTGGGTTTCAAGATCGCTCGCTAGATGAATATGATGCATCTCGCTCAGATCAAGCTCTTCGTCGCGGCCAAATATGTCGGGCAGCTCATCGCACACTTTGTAGTTGTAGAAGTGTGCGTAGAAATTTTGCCAATTATGAGTTCGCTGAAATAGCTCGGAGACTTTGACCGCAGGCATCAGATCTTACTTGGATACAGGTAGCTTGCCAGTGATGACAAACGTCTCAAACGCCTGTTGTCCGTCACGAGCGGCCTGACGAACGTCGAGGTATGTCAGCTGATTGCTGATGACCTTCTTACGTGGCTTTTCAGTTTTCTTGGTGGTGGCCATGGAAGCCTCCAGAGGATGTGTATTCATGCCTAAAAGCTTATTCCAATAATCATTATTGAGCAAATCGCGACAGGGTAAAATTAGATATTCCGTCGTCGGGAACGGGCCCATTATAGCCCTTCACAGGGATGAAGGCTCATCATGGACCATAGACGCTTTCCATTCCCGCTCAGCACGAATCAACCGCTTACGAACACGGTGCATCGCTATGAACGAAATCACCCTTGACCTCCCTACCGATCTCGCCAATCGCTTGGCACTAATGGCACAAAGAACCGGACGTGACGAGTCAACCCTCGCGCTGGAGGCATTGAGAATCTACCTGGAACGCGAGCAAGAGCAAATCGCTGAGCTCCAGCGTGCTGTAGCGGAAGCGGATGCCGGTGATTTCGCCAGCGATGAAGAGGTTCAGGCAGTACTCGGAAAAGCATCTTGGCACCAGGTCGCAATTGCCGAGGGACTGGCTGACATTGACGCGGGCCGACATACAGACCTGGAAACGATAAAAGCCTACTGGGACAAGCGCTCTAAACCTTTGTAGGTCCAAGATCTACAGCCCCCACTAGCTGCATCCTGTCTGCACTCCCGCCACCATTGGCGGCATGAACGACACAGCCACCCTCGCCCGCCTTATCGAAAACCTCATCCGTTTCGGCACCATTGCCGAAACCCAGATGAAGCCCCCGCGTGTCCGCGTTAAAACCGGTGGCCTGACCACCGGTTGGCTGCCGTGGCTCGTCTTGCGCGCGGGAGCTGATGTCGATTGGGATCCACCCACCAAAAACGAACAAGTCTTGCTGCTCAGCCCATCCGGCCAACTTGGAAACGCCGTGGTGATCACGGGCATCTACAGCGATACGATTCCAGCCAACGGCGACCGCGTGGGATTACACCGCCGCACGTATCAGGACGGCGCTGTGATCGAGTACGACAGCGTGGCTCACCAATTGCGGGCGCAACTGCCTGCGGGCGGTAGCACTGAGCTGATCAGCAGCGGCGGTATTCACCTTGTCGGGCCGGTCACCCATGAAGGTGACTACACCCAGAAAGGCAACTTCACCCAAACCGGTAGCTACAGCCAGACAGGCAACCAAACCGTTACCGGCAAAGTCTCCGTGTCCGCTGATGTGGTCGCCGCCGGCATCAGCCTGGTTAAGCACGTGCACGTGGGCAACCTCGGTGCTCCGACGAGCCCGCCGCAATGAATCGGCACACCGGGGGCAGCCTGAGCAGGCGAGAAAGTATCAGCCAATCGATCACCGACATAATCACCACTCGAATAGGGACACGTGTCATGCGCCGCGAATACGGCAGCCTGGTACCCGAGCTGATCGATGATCCGTTCAATGACTTCACCCGGCTGCGGGTCTATGCCGCCACGGCCATGGCGCTACTGCGCTGGGAGCCTCGCATACGCCTGAGCCACATGGAGCTGCTGGGTGCCGATCAGGAAGGGAAATCCGGGCTGGATCTGCACTGCAGCGTCATCGACAGCCATGAACCGCTGAGCATGAGCATCCCACTGCAACTCGGAGGTAGTGTTTGAATACCTTTGCCGCCATCGACCTCAGCCAGCTGCCACCGCCGCAAGTGGTCGAACAGCTGGACTATGAGCAGATTCTGAACGAACGCAAAGCTCACGCCATCAGCCTCTGGCCACAGGACGAACAAGCGGAGATAGCCGCACGGCTAGCGCTGGAGTCTGAGCCGCTAAACAAGCTGCTCCAGGAGAACGCCTATAGGGAAATGATCTGGCGGCAAAGGGTGAACGAAGCCGCCCTGGCAAACCTGCTGTCCAGCGCTGAAGGCTCTGACCTAGAGCAGTTGGCCGCCAATTACAACGTCAAACGCCTGGTCATTCAGCCAAGCAACCCGAAGGCCTCGCCGCCGCAGCCGCGCATCATGGAAAGCGATGACAGCCTTCGTGAGCGGGCCCAAATGGCTTGGGAAGGCTTGAGCACCGCAGGGCCACGCAACAGCTACATATTTCACGCCCGCGCAGCTGATGGCCGGGTGGCGGACGCAACAGCCGATAGCCCCAAGCCCGCTGAGGTGGTCGTAACTGTGCAATCAGTGGTGGGAGACGGGGCCTGCCCGGAGGATCTGCTATCGGTTGTCGGGCGCTACCTGAGCGACGAAGACCGTCGGCCTGTCGCTGACCGCCTGAAGGTCCGTGGTGCGGAGGTAGTGCGTTATCAGGTGAAAGCGACTTTGCACCTTACCAACATTGGCCCGGAGTCGGAACCCATTCTGGCAGCCGCCCAAAAGCGCTTGCGCGCCTTTGTACATCAGCGCAGACGGCTGGGCATGGAGCTCTCCGCCTCTGCACTTCACGCCGCGCTCCATGTCGAGGGCGTGCGTAAAGTAGTGCTCCATGGCTGGAAGGACATCACTGCCAGCCTGCAACAGGCACCTTACTGCACGGGTATCGATATCAAGTTGGGAGCATCGTCATGAGCCTGCTCCCCGGCAATGCCACACCGCTGGAACGCTTAGCCGCCCGCGCCTTGGCGCAGATCCAGCGTACGCCCATTCCGCTACGTGAGTTGTCTAACCCTGATACCTGCCCTGCTCCTTTGCTGCCGTACCTGGCCTGGGCGTTTTCGGTAGACCGGTGGGACAGCCGCTGGCCTGAGTCTGCCAAGCGCTCGACCATCCGTTCAGCGCACTTCGTCCACTCGCGCAAAGGCACCATTGGCGCGCTTCGCCGGGTGGTCGAACCGCTAGGTTTCCTGATCGAGGTCCGGGAATGGTGGGAGGAAACACCACCGACCACACCTGGCACCTTCCAACTGACCGTTGGCGTGCTGGATACCGGTATTACCGAAGAGATGTATCAGGAGCTGACCTGGCTGATTGACGATGCCAAACCCCTCAGCCGCCACCTGACGGGCTTGGCCATCAGCCTGGAAACCAGTGGCCAGATCCACGTCGGGGCTTGCCTCTCGGAAGGTGACCAGACCGACGTTTACCCACCCGCACAACGTGACATCGAAGTCGTCGGACGCATCGGCATGACCGGTGCCGAGCACTGTATTGATACCCTGGACGTGTACCCATGATTGACCACAAGTCTCAATTCTTAGCCATCCTCACTGCCGTAGGCGAAGCCAAGCAAGCCAACGCGGATGCACTCGGCATCCCGTGGAAGATCACCCAGATGGGTGTGGGTGATGCCAATGGCCGCGACCCCATTCCAGACCGTCTGCAAACTGCACTGATAAAAGAGCGCCGCCGCGCGCCGCTCAATCAGCTGACTACCGATGCAAAGAATCCCGGTCTAGTGATCGCTGAGCAGGTCATCCCCGCAGATGTCGGAGGTTGGTGGGTGCGTGAAGTCGGCCTATATGATGCTGACGGCGATCTAGTCGCGGTTTCCAACTGCGCGCCGAGCTACAAACCCTTGCTCGGCCAGGGCTCCGGGAGAACACAGGTCGTGCGGATGACTTTTATCATCAGCAGTACCGCCAACGTTGTGCTCAAGATCGATCCAAGCGTGGTTCTGGCGACGCGCGAATATGTTGACTCCCGAATCACTGAGCAGCTGTTCAAGCTCGATAACAAACAGTCGGTGCGATTAGCTACTACCGCCAATATCAATCTAGCGGGGCTTCATGTTCTAGATACCCAGAAGCTTGTGGCCGGTGACCGTGTACTCGTGAAAAACCAAACGGTGACCAAAGAAAATGGCATCTATATCGCAAACCCAAACATCTGGGAGCGTAGTCCTGATACCAACAACAATAGCGAAGTCACTTCGGCGCTCTTGGTATCTGTCGAACAAGGTGCGACTCAGGCTGACACTCGATGGCAACTGGTTACCGACGGGCCAATCGTTGTCGGCACGACTGCCCTGAAATTTCAAAACGTTTCTGCGGGTTTCGCCCCTCTGAAGTCACCCGCATTGACTAATCCAACGGCGAACACTCCACCGCGGTTCAACAGTTCCGGAGCGCTCGCGACTACCGAATTTGTGATACGAAACCAAGGAAGTTACTCCGACTCAGTGATGTACAAAGATAAGGTGGCGCTAACGTCAGCCGACGTTGGACGGCTGGTTTCCATTACAGGTACGACAGCAACGATCACGCTTCCAGATGGCAAAGCAGTACCGCCGGGTAGTTTGATCACGGTGCTATCCCGTGCCACTGGTGTCCTAACCGCTGCCCCTTTTAGTGGTCAAGCGCTTCATACGCTGTCAGGCGCTTCAGGTTCTATCTCACTTACGCCGTCCTCTATGGCTATTTTCCGGCGCGCCGACGACGCCAACGGCTGGATCCTTGAAGGAGGCGACGCCGCCCTTAAATATTCTCCGGCTTTCTCGGTACGCAATATGTCGAGCGGCTACAAGCAACCAGGTGGAGCCATAGAGCAATGGGGCACGGGGCAGTGCGACGCAAACGGCTATGTTTACATCACCTTCCCAATGGCCTTCCCCGTCGCGATGAGAAACATCTGTGTCCTGCACAACGGCACAGCAGGGTTAATAGGATGCGTCATTAATGGATCAGTAAAAAGCACTGGCTGCACTATTCGCGTACAAAATGCCGACGGCAGTACACAGCCCGGATGGGGCGTACTTTGGCGTGCGGTGGGAGTGTAACCATGAGTGAAAATGTATATTTCAGCCCTTCCACGCTCGGCGCCTACACCAGAGAGATGCACGGCTCGGAGATGCCAGACGATGTTGTCGAAGTCACCGCTAGCGCATGGCAAGCATTACTTGATGACTTGGGGAGCAGCCCCAAGAAAATGGCCGCACGAGCAGATGGCTATCCGGAGCTGATCGACCCACCGTCCATGACTCTCGAACAGCTTGAAACGCTGGAACGAGCATGGCGCGATGCTCAGCTTTCGCGCACAGATGCCATGGTGCTCAGGCACAGAGATGAGGTCGAGAATCGCCCTGAAACCACCCTCACCCAGACTCAATACGCAGAACTCCAGGCCCACCGGCAAGCTCTACGGGAGTGGCCACAGCTTGAAACCTTCCCTAAAAATAAGTCGAGACCCACCCCGCCTGGCTGGCTTGCCGCCTTGGCATCATGACGTTCAAAGACTCGCGGTTCGTCGAAACCTGAACATTCGCAAATGGATTTGCACATGCAAGACATCCGCTGCGGCCATTGCAGCCGCAAACTCGCCGCCGCAAGCGGCTTTATCGAATTACAGATCAAGTGCCCGCGCTGCCGGACACTGAACCACTTGAAGGCCGCGAGCCTCCTGCCAGAACGCCGTGAGCATCTGCATCCAGGAACACCCACCCCGCAATGCCACAGCCAACCATTGGAAGCCTGTTCGCAGGCATAGGAGGTTTCGATGTCGGATTTGAAAACGCAGGCTATCGCACCGCCTGGCAAGTTGAACTCAACCCTGTTAACCGGGCTGTCCTTGCCGATCGATTTCCGCACGCCCAGCAGCTCCAAGACGTGCGCCAATGCGGCGCTCACAACCTTTCGCCCGTCGATGTCATCACTGGGGGATTCCCTTGCCAGGACATCAGCATCGCCGGGGCCAACCGTAACAACCAGGGCAAGCGCGGACTACGCGGCGAACGCAGCGGCCTTTTCTGGGAAGTCATACGCATCCTCAAAGAAATACAACCTCGCTGGGTGGTCCTTGAGAACGTCGTTAACCTGCTCGCTGTCAACGATAGCGAAGACTTTGAGACAGTCATCCGGGCCCTTGCGGACTGCGGGTATGTGGGATTTTGGCGAGTGCTTAATGCTCAATATTTCGGAGTCCCCCAGCAACGTCGCCGCATATTCCTGGTCGCCGGTCATCGACAAATGCCCCCCATGGAGCTGCTGGCTGACGCCGCGCCAGTGGACGCAATATCTCCAGCGTCTGGCTCGATCCAGTGGCCACGCCCCGCGGATGCATGGGCTGCCAATACTCTGCTGGCAGACAACGCCCCAGGGCGAATCACTCTGGGCTGCACCACTTTCGTCGCTGAGCCGAACCGATGGGATCAGATGGTTGAGCGGCAGCGAGCGTCTGAAAATGATGGGCTTTGCCTCGGACTGGATGAGGCCAACCTTGCAGAGGCTTTCGCTGGCGGAAACGCCGTTGTGCCGCAAGTTGCGGAGTGGATTGCGGGGAAGCTTGTGAGCGTTCTTTAGGAGCAACCTCGCACCGACCTCGTCGCGATCCTGCTTGAAAATGAGAATCGAACCGTTGCGCTTTGTGCTTCTACATAGATAATAGGCACAAAGCCATCCCAGCGGGGAATGTAATGGAAGACGCTAAGTATCAAATATTCATCAGCTCAACCTTCCGAGACCTTGAGTCTGTAAGAAGTAAAATCACAGCAACCATTCTCAATCTTCACCACTTCCCTATTGGAATGGAAATGTTCAGCGCTGGAGATTCTGAACAATGGGAAATCATTACCGAAACCATTGACGTAAGTGACTATTATTTGTTGATAATTGGCCACCGCTACGGCAGCGTCACAGAGGAAGGAATTAGTTTCACTGAGAAAGAATTTGATTACGCGGTAGCAAAAGGCATACCGGTGCTATCTTTCATACGTGAGCGGGATATCCCGACACTGGCTGCAGAGCGAGAAAGTGATCCTGATATAAATGCCAGGCTTGAAGCTTTCATTGCTAAGGCCAAGAATAATAAAATGTGCGAGTTCTGGGGGACAACCGACGATCTTGCTACAAAAGTCGCGGTAGCACTACCCAAAACATTTAAGAGAATGCCCCGCCTCGGCTGGAAAAGAACCCAGGAAGATAATTCAAAGCAAATACTGGCAGAGCTAACACTGCTCAGTACAGAAAATCGCGATTTGAGACAGAAGCTTGCCTACTATGAGTCTCTTGCGAATGAGGCGCTTCCAGATATAGTTGTTGAGGTCAATGAAGGTGTGGAGATTACCCTCGATGCAGTTGAGCATGACGCATCTACCGACTTAACGCTGCCCAAGCCCTTTAGCAAACAGTCACTGCACCACGTAGCAATGTCTCACGGAGTATTCCCGCAGCACATTAGCGAAAGAGAGATCGAAGAATACAACTCAAGTCTACCCTCGACAGAAGTGTTTGAAAAATACCTTCAAGATTTGTTGTTTCACAAATCATTGACCACATCCTCTTTGTCGCTGACTTTCAACATAAAGAATATCGGACTAGTCAAAGCTAGCGACATCAATATAACCATCAGTTTCCCGGACTTAGTCAAAATAGGTAAGGCCATCGATACGGCCAGATCTGAAGCACCTGAATCCCCTGTACCGATTTCACCAATTATTAAACACCAGAATATGATGCTTGGATCGGCAGCCGTTTTCAGCGCCTCGATGTTAAAAACATATCGAAGCCTCCCTTCTCTGCTTACACCTCCAGATTTAACAGACGTCAATATAAACAGATCCATCAGCACCAATAAAGACAATCAAATCAAGATATATCTCAAATCCCTGCTGCACACATTAGACGTTTCAATCGGCGAGAACAAACTGATACTCATACCTATGAAAAAAGGTCAAGGCACAGTCGAAATAAAAATCATCTGTGAGCAATTCAAACAAGAGAAAATAATCAACATCCCCATTTCGGTTAAGTAACCCTTACCTATCAACCGATGCGGGCTTTGTAGGCAAAACGACTACAAACTCATCTAATGGTAGCGTTGGTTAATCCGTTGCACCCTGTGCAGTATCTCCAAACTGCACAGGCTCACCCCATGGCCGATTACCTTCACGGCGTGCGGGTCCTCGAAATCAACGAGGGCACGCGACCGATTCGCACCGTTTCAACCGCTGTCGTCGGCATGGTCTGTACCGCCGTTGATGCGGACCCCAAAGCCTTTCCGCTCAACACTCCCGTCCTGCTAACCAACGTGCAAGCTGCCATCGCCAAAGCCGGTACCAAGGGCACACTGGCTGCCAGCCTCCAGGCAATCGCCGACCAGACTAAACCCATGACTATTGTCGTGCGCGTTCAAGAAGGTGAAGACGAGGCAGAAACCACCAGCGCGCTGATCGGCGGCACCTCTCCCACAGGGCAATACACCGGCATGAAAGCGCTACTGGCCGCCAAGTCGCGCCTTGGGTTGGTACCGCGCATCCTCGGCGTGCCAGGGCTTGACAGCCAGCCGGTTGCGGCCGCATTGGTGGCGGTTGCTCAACAGCTGCGCGCCTTTGCCTATGTCAGCGCTTGGGGCTGCAAAACCAAAGAGGAAGCCGTTGCCTATCGCAAGAACTTCGGCGCTCGGGAAGCCATGGTGATCTGGCCGGAGTTTCAGAACTGGAGCACCGTCAGCAACTCGACAGTGGATGCCCCAGCAGTCGCACGGGCACTGGGCCTACGCGCGAAGATCGATCAGGAAACCGGCTGGCACAAAACCCTTTCTAACGTCGCGGTAAATGGCGTCACCGGCATCAGTGCCGATGTGTTCTGGGATCTGCAGAACCCGGCCACCGACGCCAACTACCTCAACGGCAACGAAGTCACGACGCTGATCAACGAAGGCGGCTTCCGCTTCTGGGGCAGCCGCACCTGTTCCGATGACCCGTTGTTTGCCTTTGAGAACTACACCCGCACCGCGCAGGTGCTTGCCGACACTATGGCCGAGGCGCACATGTGGGCCATGGATAAGCCCATGCATCCCTCACTGGTGCGGGACATCATCGAAGGTATCAACGCCAAGTTTCGCGAGCTGAAAGCCCAGGGCTACATCATCGACGGCCAATGCTGGTATCCGGATGACATCAACGACAAAGACACCCTCAAGGCCGGCAAGCTCTACCTGGATTACGACTACACCCCCGTCCCGCCGCTTGAAGACCTGACCTTGCGCCAGCGCATCACCGACCGCTACCTGGTGGACTTCGCCAGCCGCATCAACAGCTAACCGGAGCGCCCGACCATGGCTCTGCCACGCAAACTGAAAAACATGAACCTGTTCAACGACGGCAACGCTTACTTGGGCGTCGCCAAGACCGTCACTCTGCCCTCGCTCGGTCGCAAGATGGAAAGCTACCGAGGCGGCGGCATGAACGGGCCGGTGAAGGCTGATCTGGGTTTCTCGGACGACGGTATCCAGCTGGAATGGAAAACCGGCGGGCTGGATCTGATCTCCCTTCGCCAGTTCGGCGCGACCAAAGCTGCGGGTGTGCCCCTGCGCTTCACCGGATTTTTCCAGCAGGACGACACCGGCGAAGACAGCCAAGTCGAGATTGTGGTTCGCGGCCGGCACGAGACCATCGAAATGGGCGATGCCCAACCCGGCGAAGACACCGAGCACGGCATGACCACCACTTGCAGTTACTACAAGCTGACCGTGGACGGTGAGGAAATCATCGAAATCGATCTGCTCAACTTCATCGAAAAGGTTAACGGCGTGGACATGCTGGAAAAACAGCGCAGCGCCCTCGGCATCTGATAACCCTGAATCTGGAACAGCACTATGACAGTCGAAGACACCGCAGCCATTCAAGGCCCGGACGACAACACCATCACCCTCGATACCCCTGTAAAGCGCGGCAAAACTGAAATCGCACAGATCACCCTGCGCAAACCGAGCTCTGGGGAGTTGCGCGGCATCCAGCTCGCCGAGCTGATCCAACTCGACGTGGCCAGCCTGATCAAGGTCATACCGCGCCTGAGTAACCCCGGCCTGACCGCCCCTGAAGTTGCGAACCTGGACCCGGCCGACCTGCTGGCAATCGGCGGCAAGGTCGTCGGTTTTTTGTTGCAGAAGTCGGCGAAGACGGACGCGTCCCTCGTTGCGTAGAAGACGCCATGGCCGATCTGGCCATGGTTTTCCATTGGGCACCGGCTGACATGGACCGGCTGTGCCTGCAAGAACTGATGGACTGGCGCGAGCGGGCGCGGGTCAGGAGCGCCAGCGGTAATGGCTAACACTCTTCAACTGCGCGTGCTGCTCAATACGATCGACAAGGCAACCGCGCCGCTGCGTGGCGTACAACGTCAATCCTCGCAGACCGCGCACGCACTCAAGGCAACCCGTGAGCGCCTGAAGCACCTCAACGATACCCAGAAACAATTGAGCGGCTTCGGCGAACTGAAACGGGGCCTGAACGCCACAGGTTCGGCACTGGATGCTGCCCGACTGCGCACTCAGCAACTGGGCCAGACCATCGCCCAAACCCAGAACCCGACACGGGCAATGGCGCGGGAATTCGAACAAGCCAAACGCAACCTGCAGCAGCTCGCCGCGCAGGAAACCAGCCAGACGCAAAAGCTTCAGCAGATGCGGCAGACACTGCAAGCGGCCGGTGTGAGCACTCGTGAACTGGGGCAACACGAACGACGGTTGAGGCAGGACATCTCCAGTACGAACGCCCAACTGGACACCCAGCGCAAGCGCCTGGAAACCTTGGCTCGCCAACAGCAACAGGCCACCCGTGCGACGCAGGATTATCAGAGGGCGCAGCAAATGGCCGGCAGCGTGGCGGGCAAAGGCGCAGCGGGTATGGCAGCTGGCGGCGCAGCACTGTATGGCGGGGCAAAGATGTTGATGCCTGGCCTTGAGTTCGATGCCAGCATGAGCAATGTGCAAGCTGTCACGCGGCTAGACAAAGACTCTGACGACCTCAAAGGCCTGCGTAATCAGGCCCGAGAGCTGGGCGGTTCGACACAGTACACCGCAGGCCAAGCAGCAGATGCACAGGGCTATCTCGGCATGGCCGGGTTTGATCCCAAGGCGATCAAAGCTGCAATGCCTGGGATGCTGGATCTGGCCTCTGCGGATGGTAGCGAACTTGCAGAAACTGCCGACATTGCTTCTAACATTATGTCGGGCCTAGGCCTAGGCGCAGCCGAAATGGACAAGCTCGGTGATGTGTTGGTGGGTACCTTCACCCGCTCCAACACCAACCTGCGCATGCTTGGCGAAACCATGAAATACGCCGCGCCCATGGCTAAAACTTATGGCGTGGATCTGGAGACCGCTGCCGCCATGGCAGGCAAGCTCGGCGATGCGGGTTTGCAGGGCAGCATGGGCGGTACTGCACTCAGCTCGATCATGAACCGACTTGCAGCACCGCCGAAAGCCGCAGAAAAGGCCCTCGAAAAGCTCAACATCAAAACAGCAGACGCCAACGGCAACCTGCGCGCCATGCCCGATATCCTCAAAGAGATTTACGACAAGACCAAAGGCATGGGTACCGCCGTGCGTGGCGGCTTGCTCAAGGACATTGCCGGGGAAGAAGCGGTAAAGGGCATGGCGCAGTTGGTGGAGCAGGCAGGCAATGGCGATCTGCAGAAGATGATTGCCACGCTACGTGGGTCCCAGGGTGAGTCCTCTAAAACCGCCAAAGTCAAAATGGACAACCTCAAGGGCGACCTGAAGACCTTGACCAGTACCTGGGAAGACCTGGGCATTGAGCTGCAAGACCAGCAGAACGGCACCATGCGCGGCTTGGTCCAGTCCTTCACCGAAATCATACGCAGCGTAAAGGCCTGGGCGACAGAAAACCCGGTGCTTGTTGCTGGGCTGGTCAAAGGTGCCGCTATCGTGGCCGCATTGGCAGCAGGGGTTGGGGCGTTGGCGCTGACACTGGCCGGGATCTTCGGCCCGTTTTTGGTGCTGCGCCTGATGCTGGCTCAGGTTGGCATCCGGCTGCCGAAACTGATCGGACTGTTCTGGAACCTCGGCAAAAACGCCCTGCCCTTCGTGACCAAAGCCATCGTGCTGCTGGGCCGCGCCTTGCTCATGAACCCGATCGGCCTGGCAATCACTGCCATCGGTACGGCGTCGTTTGTGATCTACCAGTATTGGGACAAGATCGTCCCTTACTTCCAAGGGATCTGGGCGGAAATCACCGCAGGGTTTAACGGCGGGATCGGCGGCATCCTGGCGACGTTGGCCAACTTCTCCCCGCTGGGCTTGTTCTACAGCGCCTTCGCTGGAGTGCTGAGCTATTTCGGGATCGAGCTGCCAGGCAAATTTACGGATTTCGGTGGCATGCTGATTGATGGACTGCTCTCGGGCATAACCGAAAAATACAACCTGGTCAAAGACAAGATCGGGGAAATTGCCGATGGCCTCACCGGCTGGTTTAAGGAAAAACTCAGCATCCACAGCCCCTCCCGGGTATTCGCTGAGCTGGGCGGTTTCACCATGGCCGGGTTGACTCAAGGCCTGGAGGACGGCGAGAACGGACCGCTCAACGCCGTTGCCAGCCTGGGCAAACAACTTACCGCCGCTGGAGCACTGACCCTGGGCGCAGCCGTTACCCCGGCGTTGGCCATCGATGACCGCCCACCGGTTGCCAGTGCCGGCATAGCTTCGTATTCCAGCAGCGACACCTATGAAATCAACATCCATGCGGCCCAAGGCATGGACCCGCAAGCCATCGCCCGCGCCGTGCGTGCAGAGCTGGCACGCATCGACAGCGAGAAATCAGCCCGCCGTCGCAGCAGCCTTCAGGATCTGGAGTAACCCCACATGATGCTTGCCTTGGGCATGTTCGTTTTCAGCCTTCACACCGCCGCGTACCAGGAGATGCAACGCCAGACGGATTGGCGTCACCCCAGCAGTAATCGAGTAGGCGCACAACCAGCACGGCAGTTCCTGGGCCGTGGCGAAGACGCCATCACCCTACCGGGCGTGATCCTGCCAGAACTGGCCGGGAGCGCGCTAAGCCTCGACGCCTTACGCCTGATGGCCGATACCGGCAAAGCCTGGCCCATGGTCGAAGGCAGCGGCCGGATTTACGGGCTGTGGGTGATCGAGAGCATCAGCGAAACCAGAACGCTGTTCTTTCGCGACGGCACGCCCCGCCGTATCGAATTCACCTTGAGCTTGAAACGCATCGATGACGGCCTGGTAGACATGCTCGGCGCGGCAACCAGTACCGGTATGAACATCGCCAGGAAGCTGCTGTGATAGGCGAAGCGCTGGATAAGGTCACTGGCTTTATCCGAGACACCGCCGACCAGGTCCGCAAGGGAACCAGCCACCCTGCCCCCGCATTTCGCATTACCGTGGACGGTAATGACATTGCCAAGCTCATCAGCCCGCGCCTGATCAGCCTCGACTTGACCGACAACCGAGGCATGGAAGCCGACCAGTTGAGCATCAGCCTCAGCGACCATGACGGCTTGCTGGCTATTCCGCCTCGTGGCGCAGTGATTCGGTTGTGGTTAGGTTGGAGCGACACCGGCTTGGTCGACAAAGGTACCTACACCGTCGACGAAACCGAGCACAGCGGCGCGCCCGATGTGCTGAGCATCCGCGCTCGATCGGCAGACCTGCGCAAAGGCCTGAAGACCAAACGCGAACGCAGCTGGAGCAACAGCACCGTGGGCGACGTGCTGGGGGATATCGCTATCGCCAACGACCTGACCGCCACCATCGCCGGCGAACTGGACGGCTTGGCCGTGTTGCAACTGGACCAGGCCAACGAGTCCGACGCCAACCTGCTGACCCGCCTGGGCGAAGAGTACGACGCGGTGGCCACCGTCAAAGCCGGCAACCTGATCTTCATGCCCAGCAACGGCGGCAAGACAGTCAGCGGCCTTGACCTGCCCCACATCACCCTGACCCGTGCCGATGGCGACCAACACAGCTTTCTGCAGGCTGACCGCGACAGCTACGACGGCGTACGCGCCTACTTCTACGATGTGAACAGCGCCCAGAAGCAAGAAGCCATCGCCGGTGGCGGCGACAACCTCAAAGACCTGCGCCACACCTACAGCGACCAACCGAGCGCCCTACGCGCCGCCCGCAGCGAATGGAACCGCCTGCAACGCGGCAGCGCAACCCTGACCTACACCCTCGCCAAAGGTCGCCCCGACCTAATTCCCGAACTGACCTACACCCTGCAAGGCATCAAACCCGACATCGACGCCATCATCTGGTACGGCGGCAACGTGCAACACAGCCTCAGCGCCGATAGTGGCTACACCATGAGCCTGAGCCTGGAAAGCAAATTGCCACAGGACGCGGTAGCCGAGCTCGCGGATAACAGCGGCGGCGATTACACGGGGGTGATTGCGTATTACCGGGATGAGAAAACGGGCAAGGAGAAGAGCGTGACGGCTGGGGATCAGAGCAGGCCTAGGCGGTTGGCGCATTTGTATAGTGGGTTGGGGAGCGCTAAGCGGGCGGTGGATAGGGAGTGGCAAAAGATGAGTGATTAACTAAAGAAATCATGCCGGCAGCCGATAGAAATTCGAAACCAAGGAATCTAAGGTTACGCATGCCAAGCACAGCATTAATTCTAGCCCTCATATACCTGATACTTCCGGCTACCTCTGGGGTGCTTGCATCACCCAAGACCCCCAAGATCCAGCGAGCTTCGAAATTTGTACTTTTAACCATGCCTTCCAAAGTATTCATTTTTTTATTCGGGACGCTACCTAAAAAGCTTTTTAACTACAGAAACATTCTGAGACCAAAATACCTATTCAGTCAAACGATAACACTATACAACCACCTGAAGAAGTCAGACGCACTTGAATTAACAAGTCTATTATTCATAGTCCTAGTAGGCTTTATTTATGTATTAACAGCCCTTACTCAAGCCGGCGTGAGCATCAGCAGGCCCGTGCGCCTGTTTTTTATTGCCATTACAACTATAATCCCAGTTATTCTCTTCCTCCTAAAGCTAAAGGTAATTCCCGTTATTAAGAAACACTACACACTGACAAAGTGGAGCATAGGGATAATTACTTTGGCGGCCACGTATGTTTTAGGCATAGTCTCAGATGCCAGCATAGTCACATACACCAACTCAAGGGCTGAAAATTTCCCCTTAGCCCAGAAAGCAATAACTTTCATTTTCACTCTAACAGGATGGTGGATTGTTGCAGTCATGATCGGGACAGCTGCATATTTATTGCAGACTTTGAATCTGATACGACTAATGTTCAGAGACCACCCAGCAGTTAGCAATATTTCGTACAGGTTATCTTTTATTCTCGACCCGGATCATGAGCTAACACCTTACCCAAAGAAAAAGAAAAAGGTAGTTATGAAGCACGAAATGACGCTTTTCATTGGACTGGGGTTTTTCGCCACGCTCTCACTAGCAATATGGGAAGGATATCTAAGATCAGAAAGTATTGATTCAGACCTTCAAGATATAATAGTGATGACATCGTTCCATGCGGATGGGAGAGCGTGCGGATTTCCTGACAACAAGGATCTGTTTATTTCAGTCCTTCCTATGGGAAAAATGATTGCTGCCACACGTATTTCCGGAGGGAAATATCTCTTTGAGCCCGGCCTGTGCACCCCCACCCTGTATAAGCCGAGACCTAAAGTGGATTTGAGTATATTCAATGCATCATTGAATTGAAGTATTCGAAGATGAGCGCGTTTTTATCGCGCTCGATTGCATAAAACTTTATTCAAACATCGCCTGGACACGCGCCAGTGCGTCGTCAATGACAACCTCAGGGACTACCTCTATCCGCTTCGCACCGCGCGCCTCAAGGTCCACGCTGCGCAGTTGATTAGTCAGCGCAACACCTTGCGTCTCGGTCCCGGATCCGCTCAAGGTAACGGCGAAGCCCGCATGGCGGGAAAAGTCACCACCTTGAGTGATGGGCACGATAACAGCCAGCCCCATGGAGTTGAACACGGCTGGAGTCAAGATGAGCGCTGGCCTGAAATCCCCCTGTTGCTCACGACCTGCGGTAGGGTTGAGGTTAAGGCGAACGATGTCACCACGGTTGAATTTAGCCCTCTTCATAGCTCACGGCCCACCGGATGCATCGCGTTCCACGCTGCCAAGTCGGCTGGCTCCGGGGCCTCAAGATCACATTGGCCGACCAGATCAGCCAGGCGGTAATGAGGCTTAACCTTTTTAGCCTTGAGCGTCATCATTTCGGGCAACACATCCAGTGTCAGGCTATCGCCACTCACCAGACTCAATTGCTTCAACACGGTCGCCGGAAGGCGGATCGCTGCACTGTTGCCCCACTGCTGAATTTTTACTTCCATAAACCCTCCTGAAATGTAGATACATTGTATAAACTAGAACCTACTACTCGTCAATCTTTGACCTGAGCTTGATCAAGAATTATTCAGGAATCTGCTCCTAGGTTGGGAACGTACCAGCCTGCCAAACGTCATAGCGTCTTTGCACCCTAAGCCAAAAACCAGCTGTGCTCAGGCCTGCGCGCTGCAAGCTAAGCGCCAGGTCGAGACTGATAGGTGCTTGACCATTACAGATCTTCCACATCTCTTCATCTGGGAACTGCAGTAGTTCAGCCAGTTCTGAGATTTGAAGTTTAAGCTCAGGTAGCATGTCGTGGAGTATTTCCCCTGGATGCGGGGGGTTATGCATGGGCACTGCTCGCCCTCCTTTTCAGTTGGTCGACGTCGTAGACAGGCCAAAGCTCATGCCGACCAGCAAGCTATAACTGGACCCAAGCGTGGATGGTGTAACCGGGCAAACCAAGCCGGGCGATCATACATTTGCTTAGCCTCAATTTTTGCTCGGTGCTTGAATGTGATCAAAGCAAGCCTGTAACAAAAGGCTTGCTTCCAACTTCTACAAAATCAATACCGCTGGAGGATCCTAACTTCAAGGTTCGGATTATAATGGGTTGTCGCCCAGTACCCCACTTCGGTTGACCCTGAAACCCGGTAACCAATGAAGGTTCGATCAGTGCTTTGCTTGGCCGCCGTCTTGATGCTTTTCGCTAGCGCAGTCAGGTGCTCTTCGGATATCTCTTCGTTCAGATTCACCTCTACAGTACGTTTATGGTGTAAAAGATACTCGTCCGAAACGATGGTGAATTTTTCCATTATACCCGGAACATTGACCGCGCTCGATGCCCTGGGCTGGGAAGGCTCTGAGTTCCCACAGGCCAAAAGCGTAAAGCAAAGGCACGATGCAACGACCCATCTTAAAATTTCCATAGCGTTACTCCTCTCAATACATATTTATGACACGCTGACCAATTGACATGCTGCCGAACAGATCTAGCAACAACTGGCATTCATTTGAGTGATGGTGCTTTTACTAAAGCCATCACTTCAGCGACGCGCATAAGGTAGCCCTTATCCGACTCGGACAATTCTCGATATAGCGTAAGAAATTTCTGTTCTTGAGGGTTTAAATATGACGTTCTTTCCACAGTGCGATCAAGATCGTCCTTGATGTGTACTTCTGGCCGCATGCGTGCAACTCCATTGAGTAGATACCAAATGGAAGTTACATGCAGTTGAGAGTACGCGGCTGGAAAAGCCGGGGACGTTCCCGGCCAAATCAAATCGACTTATTTCTTCTGGTTTGCCAGCTCGGCCATTGCGCCGATGATGCGGTGAACAGCTAGTTGATCGCTCTCGGCGATGGCGCGGTATTGCTCAACGATCATGCTTTCCTTCTCGGAGAGGGTATCGACAGTATCAGCTGTTCGATGACCTGTTATGACGTATAGCCCGTCAAGGCCGACCTCACCTACCGCCCTGCTCAGATAGATAGCCCCCGGCTCACTGGTACCCGCCTCGTATCCGGCCTGAGTGCGTTTCGACACGCCAAGTTTTTCTGCCATTTGCTCCTGATTCAGGCCCAGGCGCTTGCGCTCTTCTTGCAAGCGAGCGCCGATTTTTTCTGAAAGGTGCAAAATTTTTCATCTCCGCTATTTACAGATGCAGTTTTCTGCATCATTCTTTGCCTGTCGCCACATGAACTTGCAGGAATCTGCACTATGCACAACGCCTCCACCTACGATCAAGCCCGCCAGAAAGCACGGGGTGCACTGGATAGGCGGGGTCAATCGGTCCAAGAATTCGCTAAACAGCATCATCTCAACCCCAGCACCGTCTACGCCGTGCTGAGTGGGCAGAGCCGAGGACGCCGGGGAGAGGCTCACCGCGCAGCTGTTCTCCTCGGTATCAAAGACGGTTTGATAGCCCGCAGCACTCCCGAATCCTCCACCAACCCGAAAGAAATAAATCTATGTACCAAGATGCAAAACGAATCCGCAAGCACCGTTCAACGCTAAGTCTTGATGACTACGAGCAGGACCTCATCAATGCATTAGTTAATTACACCGGTATGGAAAAGGCGCAGTTATTAAGAGCGCTGGCCTTAACCGAAGCTCGTGAGCTTCTACTTCCGGAGTCCATTTTATCGGCGGCGGTTTCCTGAGCCGACCACCTTATGAGCATCTGAAAATGCATCAGGTTGGATTTACCTACAACGATGAAGAGCAAGAATTGCTGGAGCGTGTCCGCAGCACACAGAAACTAAGCACCATTGACCAAGCAGCGGAATGGCTTGTTAAAGCACGACTGAGACGAGCTGCTATGAAGCTTTGCGGGCGTAGCCGCGCACTTTATGCAGTACAAACAAATAGATCTTGATTGGCTGAGATTAGAACGATGAACACTTCATTAGTACCGGTTTTTAGTGGTGAGCTCAATGGGCGTTTTCAGCAGCTCTGTGATGCACGGGATTTACACGGTTTTCTTGGTGTCGGACGCGACTTCAGTAATTGGATCAAAGGCCGTATCGATCACTTTGGCTTCGATGAAGGGGAAGACTTCTCTCCGGTTTCGGTAAAAAGGACCAGCTTTGAAACGCCAGATTTGGCGAATCAAAATCAGAGCCGAGGCGGCGACAGGCGCTCCATCGACTACCACCTCACCCTCGACATGGCCAAAGAACTCGCCATGGTCGAAAACAACGACCAAGGCCGGCAGGTTCGGCGCTATTTCATCGCCATGGAGCGCCAAGCCCGGGAAAGTCGCGGTGCCGCGTACCTCACGGTGAGCCAGCAGCTGGCGATTCATCGTCAGGTGCCGGTGTTGCTGGGCAAATTGAAGGCAGAGACATCGCCTGCGGTGCGTCAGACCTTGCATGCCCAGCTGAGTCAACATTGCCACTTACTGGCGCTGCCGATCCCGCCGATGGATTCAGTTGGCCGGTGTGCAGCTCCGCCGTTGGGTGGGCAAGCGCCCTCGGATAACCATGATCTGTTCGCAGGGGGTATGCCATGAACGTTGCTCAATTCGCAAACCATGATGATTTGCGCATGCCGCAGAAACTGGTTTTGCCATACGACGTGATGGCTCTGTTTGACGAGCTGTTGCTGGTCCATGAGCACGATCTGATCGATCTGCGTCATGAGGTTCGTCGCGCTCGGGAGTTCGGCGACTACTCGACCGTTAGCACGATCCTGGATACAGCCATGGAATCACTGCAAGCCGCCAGAACCTTGATGGAACCCCGTTAACGCATGAGTACGTACAAGCTGGTTTGTCCTGCCTGTTATGGCCCCCTTGTCATTCGCACATCCGAGGGTCAGACCCCGTGTTTTCGGGCGCTGTACTACCAGTGCAAGAACTTCGTGTGCGGTGCGACTTACGGTGGCAGCCAGACGATTGACTACATGCTCAGCCCTTCCGGCTTGGCGCAGCCCATCAATGTGGTGCCGCAAGCGCTCTCGCGCACCCGGAAGCAGGCTTTGCTAGATACACGGAAGAAGGACGACCAGCTTGATCTGCTGGAGCAATTTGACGATACGGAGCAAGACCAATGAAACATCATCTGATGTCCCACGATTACCGGAGTAGCATGCAGCGCGCTGCCTATGCCTATCTGCAACGTCATGAAGCGCAGTACCTGGCGGACTCTGACTTGCTGTTCGATAACTGCGTGCATCACTTGGCGTTCGCACTGGAGGTGCCCACCTTTCTGGCGCAGCAGTTGACGCATAACGCCTGGACAGAACTGCAGGCCGCTCACCGCCGTGAACGTGCCGCACGTGGCGTGGCTGTAGAGGCGCTGCGCACGCCTGGCGCTCGGGTTGTGCATCTGATTGATACCCGCACCCAGCACCGATACTGCGTGTCTGCACGGCTGCTACCCCGAGGCCTGCTCGCTTTGAGCCATTCGACACAGCATCACACTTCTCAGTAACACCCCTTAAACCCTTACTGCCCTGCCCCATTTGCCATGGGTTTGGGTGAGCTTTGCCCGAAATTTGAGGTGGACCATGTTTAACGCAGTCTCAGTGGTGCAGCAGTGAACCAGATGCAAGAACAGCTGCGCCAGCAGATCCTGCAGCGCCTTGAAGCGGACTACGGACTTAAACGTTGCAGCTCGGACGCCAAATTCCGGCGCGGCGGCAAGTGCCCGGCATGCGGCAAGAAAGAGTTGTACACCCACGATTTGAACCCGTGGGTGCTGCGGTGCGGCCGTCAGCAACGTTGTGGGCAAACCTGGCATATCAAGGAGGTGTATGAGGATCTGTTTGAGGACTGGAGCGAGCGTGCGCCGTCCTCGGACAAAGAGCCGACCGCCACGGCGCGGGCGTATCTGGCGTTCGCCCGCGGCTTTCGGCTGGACCTGATTCAGGGTTGGTTTACCCAGGAACAGTTTTGGTCTCGGGAGCTGAATGCTGGCAGCGCGACGGTGCGCTTTACGCTGGAGAAAGGCGGCTACTGGGAACGGCTGATCGATCGGCCCAAGCGTTTCGGCAAGATGAAAGCGCGTTTCAAAACCGGCGAATCTTACCGTGGGGTTTGGTGGTGCCCGCCCTGCGTCGACCTGCTGAATATCAGTGAGCTGTGGATCGTCGAGGGTATTTTCGACGCCATCGCTTTGGTGCATTACGACATGGCGGCGGTTTCGGCAATGTCGTCCAACGCCTTTCCGGAGGAGTCGTTGAAAGAGCTGGCCCGCCAGCGTGGCGGCAAGCTGCCGAAGCTGGTGTGGGCTCTGGATAACGAACCCGGCGCGCATCGCTACACCAAGCGCTGGGTGAAGTTGGCCCAGGAGCTGGGTTATGTGTGCGAGGCCGCGCTGGTGCCGCAGCGCGATAGCCGCAAAGTGGACTGGAACGATCTGCATCAGCGCTGGCAGTTCATTGATGACGAGCAGGAGCGCACGCGGCGCATCAAGAAGGACCTAGCCCACGCTCGGCACCTTGGCGCGGTATTGATTGCCGAGCGCGCAGAGGAGAAAGGCCTGCTGCTCTACAAGTGGGACGAGTGCCGGCAGTTTCACTTCAATTTCGACAACCGGCTGTACTGGTTCAAGTTGGACTCAGAAAAGCACAGTAAGAAGGTCGAACAGCTCCAGGAGTCGGACCGTCACGAAGATCAGCTCCTGAATGACGCCCAGCGCAGGGACAAATCCCTGGCCGAATGCGTATCTGTGACAGAACTGGCCGAGTGTTTTCCGCAGGCGCTGTATTACCAACGCAACGAGGTGACGGACGAGGCCTGGTATTACTTTCAGGTGGACTTTCCCCACGATGGCGGCAGCGTCAAGAACACCTTCACCGGCGGGCAGATTTCAGCAGCAAGCGAGTTCAAGAAACGCCTGATTCATATTGCGCCTGGTGCGGTGTTTACCGGCAGCGGTCACCAGCTCGATCAGATCCTGAAAAAGCAGCTGTTCAAGATCAAGACGGTCAAGACCATCGACTTTATTGGCTACAGCCGAGAGTACGAGACCTATGTCTATGGGGATCTGGCTGTACGTGGCGGCATCATCACGCAGATAAACGCCGAGGATTTTTTCGAGTTCGGGCCGCTGCGCTTGAAGACGCTGCAGAAGTCGATCGGCATTCACATTCAGCAGGACAGCAAAGCCAACCGTACTGACTGGCTGCCCATGCTATGGACCAGCTTTGGGGCCAAGGGCGTCGTGGCTCTGGCGTTCTGGTTCGGGTCGTTGTTCGCCGAGCAGATCCGCAAGCGCTACAAGTCCTTCCCCTTCCTGGAAGCGACTGGAGAAGCCGGTGCCGGCAAGACCACATTGCTTACCTTTCTATGGAAGCTGCTCGGGCGCGATTACGAAGGCTTTGACCCGACCAAATCGACCCGAGCCGGCCGTCAACGGGCGATGGGGCAGGTCTCGAACATGCCGGTAGTGATGATCGAGGGTGACCGCAACGAGCCGGACAAGCTGCACGCCAAAAGCTTCGACTGGGACGAGCTGAAGGATTTTTTCGGCGGCGGCACGCTGGGTACCAAAGGCATGAAAACCAGCGGTAACGAAACGTATGAGCCGCCCTTTCGCGGAACGATTGCCATGAGCCAGAACGCGGCTATCAGCGCGTCTGAGGCGATTCTCACCCGCATTGTGAAACTGCACTTCGATCGCCCGGAACAGAGCGACGAGGGCCGTGCAGCGGCTGACAACCTGAACCTGCTGCAGGTGGAGGACATAAGTCACTTCCTACTGCTCGCGGTGAAAGCCGAAGCGAAGGTACTGGAGCGTTTTGCCGAACGAGTGCTTATCCATGAGCAACGCCTACGTGGACTGAAAGAGATACGCATCGAGCGAATCATCAAGAATCACAGCCAGATGATGGCCTTAGTCGATTGCCTGGATCTTGTCTGCCCGCTCAATGCGCAGCAGCGGGAATTGACTCAGCAAACCTTGATCCGAATGGCGCTTGAGCGGCAGACGGCGATCAGTTCCGATCACGCGTTAGTGGCCGATTTCTGGGAGGTCTACGAGTACCTGGAGAGCCTGGGCGAAGGCCCACAAGTCAACCACAGCAAAAAGCCGGACGTTATCGCCATCAACCTCAACGAATTTGCAGAACGCGCCGCCGAGCACAAACAAAAGCTGGCGGACGTAGCGACGCTGCGCGCCCTGCTCAAGGAGTCGCGCAGCCACAAATTCATAGAGAGCAACAAAGCCGTGGACAGTGCTGTGCGCTCTGCCCAGGCCACAAAAAACCAGATGTTTGATCGTTGCATGACGGTCAAGTGCTGGCTGTTTCAAGCATGACTTTCAACCAAGGAGCAACACCATGCAAAACACACTGAGAGACGCCATCCGCTTTGATGATTTATGGACCGCTTATGGAGCACAGGGCGTTGTCGCGCTGGCCTGGTGGCTGGGCGCGCAGCATGCGCAGCGGATACGTCGCGAGTACGGGAGCTTTCCGCTACTCAATGTCAGAGGCCGGCCAGGCAGTGGCAAATCTGTATTGCTGAATTATCTGAGCAAGCTGCAAGGGCATGCCCATCCGATTTGCGTGCCAGAAGGTGCCCCCTGTTTCAGCCGCGCGCGGGTGATGGCCAGCCTTGGGCGTGACGTGCTGATGTACGAGGTCAGTAACGAACGACGCAGCTCCTTTCATTGGCGCGAACTGTCGGACTTGTACAACGGCGGTGCCTTCCTCGTTCGGCCACCGAAAGGGTTGCCTGTGCGGATTCCGTTCCGTGGGGCGCTGGTAATCAGTGGTAACTCCGCAGACATCGACGAGCTGGAAAACCGTCTCCTGCGCGTACAACTGGTTGGGTTTTACGCATCTGAACCCGTTTCCAAGAGCGTGGAAGCAATTACAGAACTGACCTGCTGGCAAGCCGGGTGCTTTGCCAGCCTGGCGAAACACTGCGAAAAGGAGATTTTCGAGATTTTCAGCCGAGGCATGCCTTCGTACACCCTGGAGCTGCTGGAGGAATACGAAGACGAAATCAGCGAGCGCCAAGCTAGGAATTACGGCCAGTTGATGTCTTTGCTGGACTGCCTGTGCCTGATGTTGAGCCTGAGCCCAACGAAGCGCCTGCTGGTGAGGCAAGCGATTCAGGACATGTTGCTGTTTGAAACGACGCCGTACTGATCGGCTGAAGAAAATCTAGGGGTATAGAGGAGTTGCACCTCCCCGATACCGACCACTACCAGGAGCAACACCATGCAAGCAGTACAACCAGCAAGCGGCACCGGGGACGTTACCACAAACGGTTTCAGGGTCAATGACGCGGTGGTTTATCTGATCATCAGGGCGACGCCGCGCAGCCTTTACGTGGGGATCAAGAGCGGCATCGTTCTTGAGTTTGACGGATCACGAGCGCGGATTCGCCATCGCAAGGGGCGCCCTACTTGGGTAGACGCTCGGCGGTTGCGGCCCCTGAGTGCTCGCACCGCGATGGAACAGATCTTTATGAAGAACATGATTTGAGGCAGGGAGTTGTGCAGATGCAGGCAAGGGACGAGGTGATGGGGGATTTGCGGGTGTCGAGCGAAACGCTGGCTGACGAAGAGCTGGCCGTGATCACCGGCTACCGAGTGCCGTCGAGGCAGATCGACTGGCTGAATATGAACGGCTGGAAGTATGTGCTTACCGGTGCACGCCGGCCGATTGTTGGGCGGCTGTATGCGCGGTTGAAACTGGCCGGGGTTAACCCGTCAGCAACCAATGCGGTGGCTGAGACATGGACGCTTGATTTGTCGCGGGTGGGTTGAGGGATGCGGCCAAGAAAGACTGTTAACCGTGACCTGCCGCCGAGGATGTTGCGGCGGGTTCGTAAATTGAAAAGCGGCAAGATCTGGATCGGGTACTACTACGACGGCCGAGATCTATCGACAGGCAAGCGCCTCGAAATCCCTCTGGGTGTTGACCTGGACGTTGCTAAATCGGAATGGGCCAAGCTGGATCGCAAGCCGGTACCGAAGATCGTCAGGCACATGAACCACTTATTTGATCGTTACGAACGGGATGTGATTCCGAACAAAAAACAGAGTACGCAGCGCGAGAACCTGTTGGCTCTTAAACAGCTGCGCAACGCTTTTGGTGACGCACCTATAGAGGCAATCACGCCGCAGGCCATCGCGCAGTACCGAGACGCCAGGACAGCCAAGGTCCGGGCCAACAGGGAAATCGCGTTGCTGTCTCATATTTACAACATGGCCCGAGAGTGGGGAGTGACCGCCATGGTCAACCCCGCCACCGGAGTACGTAAAAACAAGGAAGTGCCTCGGGACTTCTATGCCACGCCGGAGATTTGGGATGCGGTCTATTCCAAGGCAGTGCCAGAGCTGCGTGATGCTATGGATCTTGCGTATTTGACCGGTCAGCGGCCATCTGACGTGCTGAGGATGCGTGTTGCCGACGTAACTGACGGTTTCCTGTTGGTTGCCCAAGGCAAAACCTCGAAGAAACTGAAAATCAGGTTAATGGCAGGAGAGGCTTTGAACGGGTTGGGTCAGCTCATTGCACGCCTGCTGGAGGCACACCGGGCAAGGGGCGTCATCAGTCCTTATCTGATCGTGACCGAGAGCGGCCGACATCTGACCAAGGTAATGCTGCGTCACCGGTTCGATGATGCTAGGGAAGCCGCAGTGTCAAAGGCACTGGCGAATCGGGATTCAGCACTGGCAGGGAGCATCAGGAGCTTTCAGTTCCGGGACATTAGGCCCAAGGCGGCAAGCGAAATCGATGATTTGGCGGACGCCAGCCGGCTGCTCGGGCATAGCGACAGGCGGATTACAGAGACCGTTTACCGCCGTGTGGGGGAGATTGTGAAACCGACCAGATAG